CCTTCAGGACTGCTGATAAAGCCCATCAGCGCTGAGCTTGCACGAGCGCGCACCACCTCAGCCTCCTCGTAGCCTTGCAGCATGTGCAGTCGCATCAGCGCTGACGCGAACCACGTCACGCCACGCGTTTGCCCCGGCCGCTCCGGCAGGAATAGGTGAATCACCTCATCAGCAGGAACACGCACTCGGCGGCCATTGGTGCGCGGGTTGCCGGCGTAAGTATCGCCAGGGTGGTTCGCATAGAAGTGGTAAGCCTGCGGCCGCAAGTAGCCATCCACTTCGATGCCCATCCGCACCGTGTTGCCTTCAGCAGCCTGCGGGATGTCGTCATCGATCAGGTAATCAGCCTCGAGCACCTGCAACGCAAACGGCACCTTGCTATCGCCAAACGGCCGGCGGATCATCCGCACGAACACCTCGCCGCTCTCCGCCATGCTGCGCACCAGCAGGCGCTCGATGTCATGGAAGCCAAGGATGCCGCTCACATCACAGCGGCTCTTGTGCATCCACTTCTCCCATGCCTCATGGATCTGGCCATTGATCGCCTCATCCAAGCGACCACCACGCAGCATCCGCACCTGCCCTTGATGGCGGATGCCATGACCGATCACGTTGTTCTGAATCGCCCGTAATGCCTGCCGCGCATAGTCGTTATCGCGGCACAGCTGACGCGCGCGGTTGCGCAGCGCCTTGAAGCTGCTCTTGATCTCGCTGTCAGCGCTGGTGCCGCTGGTCACCCAGTCAGCAGTCAATCTGCTAACACGCGCACCTTGATACGCACGCCGCTGGGGCCGTACCGGCTCGAACCCCATTGCCTTGAATAGCCGCGTGCGCAATCCCATCAGAACCTCACGAACAGATTGTGCGGATTGCCGAGACCATTGGCCATCAGCTGCGCCATCTGTTCACGCTTCACTTCAGCCTTCAGCTTAGATTCCAGCGCCATCAAGTCATTCAAGCTGTAACGGCTCAAGCTGCGGTTGCCGATGCTGTACTGCTGCACCGCACCACCGCTGATCAGCGAGCGGATTGCAGCCTGCACCGCCGCTAGATCCTGCTCCAGCTGCGTGCGGCCATCAACCGCACCCGGTGTGCCCGCATAGCTCAATGCCGCCAGCACCTCGAGCTGCCCAGCGCCCAGCGTGATCACTGAGCCGGTCTTGCTCGCAATCGCCTGCCAATACCACTGGCCAGCATCAAATCCAGCGCTGGTGGCCGCCGAGATCGTGAACTCCCAGCCCGTGCCGTATGCGGTGCCAGTTACGTTCGCGCCTTCGCTTGCTGTGTTGGTGCGTAGCCAGTACGTCAGCGAATAGTCCGCGCTGCTGACGGTGTTGCCCAGGTTGTCGACGCCAGCATCATCACGCCACTGGATCGTGTCGCCTGCCCTGATTGATGCGGGGATCCTCACGGCCTCACCAGTTGCTGACGAACGCTGGCGCAGCCGCAAGTGCTGCTCTCTTCCTTGATCTTAGCGGTGCTCTCTTGCCTTCCTCCAGTTGCACTCTTAACTGATCCCACATCGTCGCCTGATTCATCCTCCTGCCATACAGCAACATCGCCGCATAGGCATAGACCATGCAATCAAGCGCCTCGTTGCGATCGCCTGCCTTCTTCACCCATTCTCGAATCGGGAACCCGCGGTGATACCGCAATGCCTGCCGTTCACTGGTCACCTGCCTGAAGTATTCATCATCAGCAGCCATGCCGAAGTTCAACCCACCAGCCTGTTGGTTGTGGCGCAGCCTGCCAAATAGCGTCGTCTTGATCGTGTCGGTCCCCAGCTGATACAGCGTCACCCCACGCTTCAGCACCTTGCCACGCCAGTTGACGTCAACCTTGCTGCCCTTGCCAACGGCTGGGCTGTTGCGCCTGCTGCTGCCCTTGATCGCCACCACGCCCTGGCCCACGCGGTCGCGCACGTAGCGGTACACCTCATGCGTGCAGTGGCCGCCAGAGTCCACAGCCATCTGCGCCACCTTCAGCGTCTTGCCGTTCTCCGTGTCCCACTCAGTCGCCAGCACCTGATCCAGCTGGGCCCATACATCCGTCTGCGTTGGATCACCCATCAGCTCCTGATGCCAGATCATCCAGCCCGTCTCACCTTCGCCCCATCCCCAGACCGTCACCGCTAGCCGGTTGTCCTGCACGTCAACGCCAGCAGTGAGCAGCACCACGCCAGCAGGGCACAGCCCACTGCGGTACGCGAGTCGGCGTTCCATCAATCCATCAGCGCTGATCTTCGCCGCATAGTCCTCTTCCCATGTCTCCGCCAGTCGCGTGTTGACGAACGCCTTAAGCGCCGGTGCATCACCCTTGGCCCGTAGAAAATCATCCACCAGCTGCTCCCAGCTGCACCATCCCAGTGGGCTGTAAAGCCCGCTCAGCTGGAACCCAGCCGTTCGGCCATTGCCGGCCGGTGCCGTTGCACGCCATTCACCAGCACGCAGCATGGCCGGCTTGTGCAGCTCCTCGAATTGCTCGCCGCAGTGCTCGCACTGATAGCGCACCGTTTCCGGCTTGCGCTCATCCCATTTCAGCTGGCCCCACTTCAGCCATTCCATCGCGCCGCACTTCGGGCATGGCACATAGAACCGCCGCTGATCGCTGCGCAGATACTCCGCCTCGATCCGACTGAAGTCTTTCACGGTTGGCGTGCTGGTTAGCAGGATCTTGCGCCGCGCGAACGTCGTCGTCCTGCGCTCCGCCAGCGCTACCGGGTCGCCCTCGCCGTCCACATCACTGGGGAATCCATCCACCTCATCGCAGAACAGGTACCGACACGGCGCTGATCGCAAGCCCGTCGCGCTATTGGCACCGGTTAGCAGCATGATGCCGCCACTGAACTCCTTGCTGAACATCGTGTTGCCAGAGTCCCGCGCCCTGGCAGGTGCGATCTTCTCCGCCAAGCACGGTGTCTCCGTGATCATGCTCTCCAGCCGTTGCTTGCTAAGCCGCTTCGCCATCTCCACCGTCGGCTGCACACACAGCATCGGGCCTGGTGCATGGTCGATCACGTAGCCCAGCCAGTTGCTGCCGGCTTCCGTCTTGCCCGTCTGTGCCGCGAACATCATCACCACCCGCTGCACCGTGCTCTCGCTGCTCAGGCAGTCCATCGGCTCCCGTAGGTACGGCGTGCGATCGGTGCGCCACGGTCCCGGCTCCGCGCTTGCCTTGCTGCTCAGCCGCCGATACTGATCAGCCCACTCGCTCACCGTTAGCGGCTGCTCAGGGCGCAGCCCATCGAAGAACCCATCACGCCACGCGCTATTCATTGCACAGCTCCACCAGCGCTGCACGGTGCTCCTGCGTCAGCACCTGATGGATCACGGTTGGATCCGTCTCACCAGCTAGCTGGTGGCTCAACCGATCCGCCAGATTCGCCAATGCTTCCCGCACGCCGCGGCCAACCTTAAACGCTTCCTTCTTCACCTCATCAGCAGGTACCAGCTCACCCCGCTGCTGCGTCACCTGCAGTTTCGCTAGCTCAGCTTGGTAGTGCTCACGCCGTGCCCTGCTCTCATTCAGGTCTGGGATCGCATCATCCGGCAACCCATTCACGCGGCGCTTCAACTCATCCGCGTCGCGTGGTGGGGGCACGATCGGATCGGCCTGTCGCACCTTGCTGTTGTGCGTTGCTCTGGTGTTCTTGTCCCATAGCTCGATCGCCAGATCACGATCCAACCAGCGCTTGCCGTCCTTCTCCACCACTGCTGCAGCGATCCGCGCTTTGCTCGCTGCTGTCACCGTGCCCTTCGCGCATCCTTTGATCGCTGCAAACTCACTAAACGTGACTAGCAACCCTTAAACACTCCTAGTTCAGTTCAATACTATGCAGTTATTGAACTCTCAAACTGGGAAAGGGGTAAGATTGATGAGATCCCTTGCGCTGCAAGGGTTTGAGAGGTATGGGCCCTGACGCTAGCTGAAGCGGGTGCGAGCGAACGACCCACACAGGTTGGCGGCGGAAGGACCCGCAACGCGGGCGGCCGATGGCATGGCGGGGTGGGTGGGGGATTCGATCGAGTTTGCAGCAGCTTGCAGGCAGCGGTGACCGCGTTGGCGATCGTGATCAACGTGCTGTTGCGAGTGCTTTCTCAAGACTGCTGAGCAAGTAGGCATTGAACTTGCGTTCGATCACCTTGCTGCCGATGTCTTGGATGGGGAAACGACGGTCGTAGGCAGGTCGTGGATTGGCGAGGAAGTAAGCGAACAGTTGCGACCGGGAGCGGCGGTAGATGCCGGGGGGGCGGTTGCCACCACGGGGGGTGCCTATGAAGAATCCCCCCCTTGCATTGCCTGATAGGCCCTTGGTGATCGCCTTGAGGGTTGGGATGCTGACGTTGCCCTGGGCGGTGAGCTTAACGTTGCCTGTTGGCACGAAGACAGAGCCTGGGGGGATGGTGCCGTCGTTGGGTGCACCAAGGAAGAATCGCTCGAAACCTTTCTGTGCGCGTACGCCACCTTGGATGGGGTAGCGGAGGTAACGGGAGCGTGAACGGCCGCTGTCGTTGTTGGCGTAGACGTAAGCGGTGAGGTCTGCCTTCTTGGACTTCTGCACCAGGAAGGCGGTCTGCGTGAACTTGGTGGGTGCGTTGAAGTAACCGCGTGTGGCGCCATTGAGCGCGGTGCGTGCGTCAAAGGCTGCGCTGTTGAGCGCCTGACTGGTGGCGAAGGGTAGCTGTTTGGCGACCACGGCCGATCGACGTTGCAGGAGGCCAATGCCCTGTTGATCGATGGTGATGTTGATGGCCATGTCCCAAGGGTAGGTAGGCGCAAGCCGGCAGGCATTAGGCGATGCGGATCACTGCAAGCCCATCACTGGTTTTGCGGCAGCTGAACTTCATGCCATAACGCCTTCCATGCTTGTCGGCGATCACGCGCAAGTAAGCCTCGGATCGTCCGTCTGCGTCGACGCCATCAGTAAGCGCCACCACAAAAGCCTCGCCGATTGCTAAGTGCTTTGTGGGCCAATCGATAGGTGGGTACCGGCGAGCAGTGTGATCCAAAGCGCTTGCAGAGATAAGTCGGTAGGAAGACATAGATGGGAGGTAGCTAGTTAGAGGTTATCACCTTTTGCACCTGTCAACCTCCCAACCTCGCCAACGTTGCCCCTATAGGTCCTTTTTATGCGGTACCCCTACTCTTTTAGAGTATTCTTTAGAGGTTGGAAGGTTAGAGAGGTTGGCAAAGGTCAACGGGCGCAAGGGATCTCGGCCTGCCAACCTCATCCGCGAGGTTGGACAAAAACCCACTTGTTGCGGCCATCGATCCACTGGCGCTGTTTGACGAGGCCGAGCTCGCGCATGATCGATGCGACCTGCATCTGGTCAGCGCGGCCCTGGCGTTCGACTGGTTTGCTGATCGCTTCGGTGAGCAGCAGCTCGCTGGTGATAGGTCGGCCTTCATTGCGGGGTGAGTTGAGCCACTCCTGGATGGCGGCTTTCCACGGGGAATCGACGAGGTACGACTCGTTCTCGGTATCGACCTGTGCGCTGTGTTCGCGTGAGAGGTGGTTGGGTTCGCCGGTGCGGTAGGCGGCGACAGCTGCAGACCAGATGGCATCGCGTTCGAGCAGTAGGCCATCTACAGGGATGTGTGGCGCTGCTGTGATGGGTATGACCCAGAAGCGGCGGTTGCCGGTGTCATCGACGAGGAAACCGGTGTCGCGGTTGGTGGAGCCGACGATGATCGAGCGGCGTGGGTATGCCTCAGTGGTGCGCTGGTATGGCGCACGAAACATGTCGGTCTGTTGGGTGAGGAAGGCTTTGACCTGGCCTGCGTGCTTGCGGTTGGTGATGTGATCGAGCTCAGCCCATTCCATGAGCCATGAGCGGTGGAGCACCATCAAATCGTCTTTGGAGCCGATATCACGCAGGGCATCGCTGAACCAAAGGCCACCAAGGTTGCGCCAGAAGGTGGACTTACCGCAGCCTTGTGGGCCCATTAGGACGCAGGCGGAGTCGTGCTTGCAGCCCGGTTCAAAGATGCGGCGTACGGCGGCCACGAGGGTGGCCTTGAGCATGGCGTCGTAGAGGGTGCCGGGCTGATCTGCTGGGCGGAGGTAGGCGGTTGCGATGTGATCGATAGGAACGGGCTGCACGTGATCAGCGACGTGCTCGAGGTAGTTGCGAACGGGGTCGTATGGGTTCTCGAGTGCGACGACGTGGACGGCATCAGCGGCTAGGTCTTTGGTGACCTTGACGCCTTGCTGTGAGAGTTGTAGGTAGAAGTGCTCGATGTGCTCGAGGGGTTTTTCGTCGAGCTCGATCACCTTGGTGAACAGGTTCCAGCGAAGGCGGTCGCCTAGCTGCTGGCGCAGGAGCTCGAGCAGCTCATTGGATTCGAGCTTGAGGAGCTTGCCGTGAGCTGCGGTAGGGTTTGGCGCGCTGCGTTGTTGCGGCGGAGATGGCGGCTGCCCGGCTGGAGACGGGCGGCTTTTCTCATGGCCCGCTAGGTGCGCGAGGGTGCCGATACTGACGCCACCAGCTGCTGATGAGAAGGTGCGCCATTTGGCTTCACAGACACCGGGCTCGAATTTGCCGGATGCGGTGGACCAGTTGATCCAATCGGATAGGAGTGAGTCATCACCGACGCTGTGAAGCGCCATGCCAACGCGCAGCCATGCGTCGTAGTCGTCGGCATCGGCTGCTGGGATGGATGCGAGGTAATCGCGTGCGCGCTGTGCGTCGGTGTCTGGTAGGCGCAGCAGTGGCGCTGGTTCAGGCTTGTGGCGCTGCATCTGCTGCAGCAAGAGTGAGGGCGCCTCAGCAAGAGGCAGATCACCTGGTGCGCGACCTTTGAGCCAGCGGTAGGCGCCGGTGATGGGGTGAGCGCCTGCGACGACGGACTGACAGCCAGACCAACGGAGCTCGAGCTGCTCACCCTTGATGGAGCTGCGCAGCTTGGTGGTCTTGATGGTGGCCCAGAAGGGTTCTGGGACTTGGTAGATGATCTGAACGCGGCCATCACGGCCTGAAGTGACGGCCCATGACTTGGGTAGGTCGCGCAGTGGTGCGCCGATCTGCTCAAGCACCTCTGATGCGCCAAGACCATCGTGATCGACGAAGAGCAGTCCACCGGACTGCGGACCAGCGATCACGCCAATGGCTACAGCACGGCCTGCGTTGATCTCAGCATTGAGCTGCTGGCGGGAGATGGGGTGCTTTTGCCATTCGGGCTGATATGGGCGCTTGTCGTTGCCGACGGCTACCAATGCCCAGTGGTTGGGGATATTGGCGAGTTGTTGGAGGAGATCGGCTGCCACATGGCTACGGAGAGGCCGGCAGAGTTTGGCAGATAGGTTGGCAGGTTGGCAGTTATCTCAGCAATTCGTTTGCGTCTTGCACTGAGCGTGCGATGCCTGCGATGCCACCTGCCGCCGATACGGTGCGCTGCCAAGCGTGTTGCTCGGGTCTGACGCGACCATTGGGCAGCTTGATTTCAATGCTGGTGAACACAGCAATGCGATGCCCGACCATCTCTGGTGTGACCGTGACGGTGCGCCAGCCGATCAGATCAGCGGAGCCACGAGCCAGGCCGAATGTGACGAGCCGGCCGGTGCGTGGATCGGGGAGGCTGCCAACCGAGTTGCGGAACAATCTCAGATCAGATCGCGTGCCAACGGCTAGGCGGATTTGCTGCTGGAGTGTGGTCTCAGCGTTGGCCACGGGCGAAGTAAACGTGCTTCGCCCATCCAACAGGATTCTTCATGCCTCTGGCTTGCCCGAGATGGATCAGCTCCTTGAGCGTGCGCGCTTGGCCTTGCTGCTGGCGTTGCTGGGTGCGGCGCTTCATCTCCTGCAGCTCACCTGCCAGCTCGCGAATCACGCGTGATTTGATCGGCACACAGCCTGCCCCACACACCGGACAGATCGGCGCGGGCTTGAATGCTGCGAAGCATTCGGGGCATGTACGTACAGATGGCGCTGGTGTGCCCTTGGTGCGACGCATACGGTCATCGAGTGACCAGTCACGCGGATCATCGGGGAAGCCGTGGCGGTTGACGTTGCCGACGTGATCGAGGATCACTGCGTGTTGTTTGCCAGACGCTGGACGCAGGACGCGGCCGACCTGCTGCAGGTAGAGGCCGAGTGATTGCGTGGGCCTGAGCAGGATGGCGCAGCTGGCGGCTGGCACATCGAATCCTTCGCTCACCACGTCGACGGTGACGAGAACGCGGATGCGATGCGCGGCGAAGTCGGCCACCACTTGCTCGCGGTCTGGAGTATTGCCTAGCAGCAGTTCCGCGCTAATACCTACCGTCTTAAATGCGTCGCACACTGAGACGGCATGGTTGACATTGCAGCAGAATGCAATGGCCTGCTGCCCTAGTGTCAGGCGCTGGTAGTGGCTGATGGCATCGCCGGTCACCGTGGGCCGATCCATAGCGGCCGCGGCCTGATCGTTGGCGTAATCACCACCACGGCTGCGGATGCCCTGCAGATCAGCGACCACTGGTGGTGCGTAGATCCGTGCGGGCGAGAGGTAGCCAGTGAAGATCAGATCGGCAACGCTGGGGCCGAGCACCATGGTGTCGAAGGTCCCGCGCAGTCCGCACCCATCGAGACGGCATGG